AATGTCAGTCAACATTCGTGATGATGCATCAGGCAATGTTTCAAGATTAGTTGGTCAACAACTACAGAAGCAATTAGACTTTGTTGAAATGGCAAGTGCTGCTTCAGGTCAAGACTATAAGTTTCAAACTAACATCGAAATACTAGATGGTGGTAATGGCACAAATGCTCCTGTCGTATTAGAGACATGGGAACTATATGGATGCTTCTTGCAAACAGCTAACTATAACACATTAAACTATGGTACAAGTGATGTTGTAACTGTCGCATTGACAATCCGCTTTGATAATGCAATTCAATCTGCAATTGGTTCTGGAGTTGGTGCTACTATCGGCAGAACAGCAGGTTCATTATCTACAGGTATCGGCGCTGGTTTATAATCAACGCTAAATAAATCTAGCATGTCTGGATTTTTTGAAAACCTACTTCAAGGCGCCGCCGGAACATTTTTCGGCGGCGATTACCTACGGGATTATACTCATGCTAGTAAGACATTTAGGCCCAATTCATATCAAAACGCTCCCAAGTTTAAATATCTATTTCATACGTACTTTGAAATAAATCCACAAGCATACGGTGAAAATGTAAATACAGGTTCAAACTTTGGTCTACTAGTTAAAACAGTAAAACTTCCTAGCTTTCAATTTGAAGTAGCAGTACTGAATCAATACAATCGTAAAAGATTGGTTCAATCAAAAATAAAATATGATCCAATAGATATCACTTTCCATGATGACCATGGTACTTCAGCCAATACACCTAATTCAGGTGGTACAATAAGAAGTTTATGGAAAGCATATTATAATTATTATTACGCAGATGGCACTGTGCCTCAAGTTGTATTGCCGGGTACTCCGGGCACCCCACCTAGAAAATTAGTTAGCGGTGCATATCCATTCTCTACAGATGCTACCTATAATAATCGTAATCAATATAAACCTTCTATAACAGGAAATGATAATTGGGGATACTCAGGTGACTCGCCGGATCCATCTGGTTCAAAAATACCCTTCTTTAAACAAATAACTGTATTTGGTCTAAGTCAACATAATTACACAGCTTATACATTGATTAACCCTGTTATAACAAGATTTACACATGATACATATGACTATGCTCAAGGCAATGGCACAATGGATCATCAAATGTCTATTGATTACGAGACTGTAGTTTACAATGAAGGTGGATTAAGCGGAAAGGCACCGGGAAATATTGTTACTGGATTTGGATCAGAAGCTAATTATGATAGAACCCCTAGTCCAATAATGAGACCGGGCGCCAATAAAAATATATTAGGACAAGGTGGATTATTAGATGCAGCAGGTGGAATTATCAATAATTTAACACCTGATCCAAATACAGGACAAGTAAACCTATTGGGTGCTATTCAAACCGCAGGCACTGCGTATAATACATTTAAAAATGTTAATTTATCACAACTTGGTACGTCAGAAGTTACTGCTAAAATAATAAATTCAGTAGGCGGAACACCTAATACTAATAGAAATTTTAGTTTCCCTGTATTTCCTGGAACAGCCGGAACACCGCCTAGCAACGCACAAGCTAACCCTCAACAAATAGGGTCAGCCCCCTACGCCGGTACTAGTAATAGCGGAGTTACTACGGCTCCGCGCGGTAGATAAATAATATAAACTATTAATTTATTATGCCACAAATACTAGATCAACGAACATCAATGGATCAAACTGTTAGAATATTTGATTCATTCTACGCTATCACTTTAAACATAAATGGTAACGAATATGATATTGTTCATGGATATTTTATGTCTGTTTGTACCACCAAAACTATTGCAAATAATTTTACTGCGGTATTGTTTAGAGTAGCACAAGAAACCGGCATAGATGCACTTGATTTATTAGACCAAATTAAAGGCACAAAAAAAATGGAGATGAATCAAATTTTAGCTTACTATATGAATAGTTTTAAAAGCAAAACATCTCTTTATGGTATAAGCACAGTACCAAAACCAAATTTACCCGTAGCACGTAACATAGTACAATAATCATGGGCAACTGGGCACAAGGTATATACACTCCCAAAAACCCACACAAGTATGTAGGGAAAAATAAACCTAAATATCGTTCAGGTTGGGAATTAACATTTATGACCTTCTGTGATACACACAAAAATGTAACACATTGGGCCAGTGAATCAATGTCTATTCCATATCGTAGTCCATTAGATGGCAAAGTACACAACTACATACCAGACTTTTTTGTTGTTTATCAAAACAAGTTTGGAAAAGCAATTGCTGAAGTTGTAGAGATTAAACCAAAAAAACAAAGTTTAATAGAAAGTCGTGCAGCAAGCGCAAGAGATAGAGCAGTTGTCGCTGTTAATCATGCCAAATGGGCCGCTGCCAATGCATATTGCAAAATGCAAGGTTTTGCTTTTAGAGTCATAACTGAAGATGACTTGTTTTATAAACCATCTAGGTCAAAAAAATAATACCCAAATATATTGTTACTAAATATATAAATGAATTTATATTTACGTACTGCTAACTTAGAACACTATGATATGACCGTGATTAATCACATTGTTGATTGCGGTTGTGATATATATTCTTACCTTACTGACCCGATAAAGGATAATAGTGTATTCATTGTTGATCTAGACCGGTGTAGTGAATTTACTGATAAAATTATTATTGCTCTAAAAGAAATTAAAAATAAAAAAATTTTATTTATGAACAATTATAAATGTCTGTCTTACTGTCATGGCAAAAGTCGAATTAGAAGTATGTCTGATTATATTGATAAATTTGGGTTTGCTAAAAAAGATGTTTATATTGTCACAGAATTACTAGCAGATGTTGAAAATATTACACCATATTTTAACTCAAGCAATATATTTGTAAATGACAAATGGCTTACCGAATTCTATTTATATCAAGTTAAAACAGACATGTTAACACCTAAGTTTATGATTGATGCTAGACCAAAACCAAATAAAAGATTTTCATTTTTTAATCGCAGATACGAACCTATTCGTTTTGCTTTTGTTGCTGAATTGGTTGCTAGTGGTTTGATAGATAGCTTTAACTACACATTTAATGACCACTTGGGTGGTCAATTTTCTGGGTATAAAATTTCACATGATGATATAATCTCAGATATACCAACACACTTATTACCGCAGCGGGAAAAATTAATAAATTGGATTACTGGATTACCCTACACCATACCGGACAATATTAATAATTTATATTCAAAGGATCTAGATGAATTATATCATAAATCAAGTATGAGCATTGTACATGAAACACACCCTATTAATGACCTAAGTGTTATAACTGAAAAAACATATAAAGGAATGTATTTTAAAAAACCGTTTATAATATTATCACAACCCGGGGCTCTTGAACTTTTAAGAAAATCAGGATATAAAACTTTTAGTCCTTTAATAGATGAATCGTATGATTTAATTGAAGATTATACTCAAAGAACTAGTGTAATTTTACAAGAAATTAATAGATTAAATAGTATGCCAACCGATGAATTTGATGAGTTAATGAATAAATGTAAAGAAATTACAGAACATAATTATAAAATTGTAGTAAGTAACATGGTCAAGCCATGGCCTGAAGAATTAAAAATTTCAAACTTATTAAAAATTGAAAACGCATAAGTAGTATATGACAAAAAAGCTAGAAGAACTTTTTGAACTTCCCCAAAATGAAATAGACACTTTGGCTAAACCGACACCAGAGAATGCACAGGAAATCACTACCGAAGCACTAGATAGTCTATCAAAAATAGAACAAGCATTACCCCAAGTACGTGGATTAGAAGCCGCTGACGATGAGATGGATAGTCTTGCTACATTAGCACAAGATAGCTATAAAGACTTGATGGACTTGGGAATGCAAGTTGATAGTAGATATGCTAGCGAGATATTCAATGTTGCTGGAACTATGCTTGGCCATGCTATTACAGCAAAGACTGCTAAACTAAATAAGAAGTTAAAAATGATTGATTTGCAACTAAAAAAAGCACAATTGGATCAAAAAGAAGCAAGTAGAGACAAAGAGATTGAGGCTACCCCATTGGGTGAAGGTAGAGAACTTGACAGAAATGAGTTGCTTAAGATGTTGGCAGCAAAATCCGACTAAAAAGATAAATAATATATACAGGAATAAAAACATG